TTATATTGGCAACCAGTCAGCCTCGTAAACTGACAGCACCTCATGCGTCACAACGCCGAGCATCACAACCCCTTCAAGTGACTCCCCGTCGATCGTCTCACCTTCTTCCGTGACAATTCCCGTTCTGAAGTACTTCCCAATCATCGGGTAGCCGTCAACCTGCCAGGCTACTTTGTTTCCCGGCACCGGGGTGATGGAGCTGTCTACCAGCGCAAATCCTCTCGGCGTCTCGATCCTGATGGTTGACGATGGCCGCTGAATCATCAGCTTGTTCAAATCTATGCGGCTCTCAACGAAGTCTGCCGCCGGTGATGGAAATCCCATATCAATACTCCCCGTAGTGGTAGAAACGCTGCCAGAGCTTGTTATGCCCCTCTTCGGGCGACACATCGCGAAACGTCATCACGTGCTGCGCTATCCACTCGTTAGCGCTCTGGTGACTTATCTCCCAGTTGCGCTTTGCAAGCTCCGCAACGAAGTCAGACGTTGACACCGTAACGCCGTACTTTGGATTTCGCCGCATAGCCTCATGGAATGAGACGCGTATGTCGCCATAACGTGGCATGGTGATAGCTCCGATAGATACTGTATATAATTACAGTAATATCGAACGGTGAAATTGATCAAGCCGATGTAGTGGTGAGATTTGTAAAGGTGTTGGCAGGAAAGGGATTTTATTTTGAAGGGTGCAGGGCGAGTGACTAAGCTTTAATCACCCACCCCGTAAACCTGCTCAGACAGGATCGGCTCAGTGATTGCCCGGTCGCCGGGCTTTTTTACTCATCTAACCCATCTAACGACTTCATGCGAGCTTGAAGCTCCTTAATCATTTCATCTCTCGCTGACAATTGTTCGCTGAGTTTACAGATGGAAAGAACTGCGTCCGCCAGGATGGCGTTAGTGTTCAGGCCCCATATGTTCTCACCGCTTTTGGGCATATCAGTATCAGCGCCATGCTCGGGCCTGTCGGCATATGTCGGATCAACTGCATAGGCTGACTGAGCAATAAAACCTCGTTGAGGCTGCTCATATCTGTAATCGTTTATATCGACCTGATACTTGAGCCACTTGTAATCCTGCACAGCAGTTTCTGCAAGTTTAAGCACTCGCTCAAGTGCATCGCCCTGCGGCTTGCCTGACTTGTTTTTGATTCGAGAGTCTGATGCTGATATCTGAACGTTTCCGGCATTGGTTATTATTTTACCGTCATGCCTGAAGGTGTGAAATCCGTTATCTCCAATCCCAATAGTCACCCCTAAATAACTCCCTGGCACCGCTACCATCTGCTGGTATATGCCCGTACCTACGCCGATATCAATCTGCGTCCATCGGTCAACATCTAAATAGGTGTTGCCAAAGGCGTTATATCGCGCTCCAGCGGTATTGGTACGGTAGGCAGATGAGGCGTCGTGCTGGATGCTTCCCGTTATCTTACCGCCTGATTTAGGCAAAGCACCGGTTATGCGACTGTCATCACCAGCTGCAACCGTGCCTGATGCCGTACCTACATCGAGTGTGGATGCGCCTTTAAGCTCCAGATTTTTTCTGGCGGTGCTTTTGTCGGAAACACCAGCAAGGTTGTCAGCCTTAAGGAGCACATCCTCTTTGTTTGGTTTGCTGGCATACTGATTAGCCATATAGCCCCAACTCGGGCCTGTAAAAGTCGTTCTGTCAGGCCGAACTACATCGACAGACTGCTCATCGCTGTAAATTTTCTGCCAGTTCTGAAAGTCCAGAATGCGGCCGCGAGCCACACTAGCAAAGTCATTGAGGATTTTTTGCGTAATAGCAACCTGCAAAGACGCCGGAACAGCATTCCAGGCTAACCCGCTGGTTGTAGGACCATCAAAGGCAACCGCCAGAGTTAACTGCGTGTCTGAAGTGATGTTTGCGGCCACCAGCGTATAAGGTGCGCCACCCACATTGACGTATACGAAATCTCCCGCCTTTAACTCAGTGGTGAAGCTGGTACCAGTACCGGCAACTGTGGCTGATTTGTTGGTTAGTGCAATAGTGCCTGCTGGCATGATGGTCTCCGGGTAATAAAAAACCCGGCTAAAGAGCCAGGTTGGTTATATACATGATTTTATTGATTTAATTCTCTTATCCATCCCATTCCATGGGTCTAGAGAACCACGAACTGAATAATAATTAACTTTTGTGGTTTCGCCTTCTTGGAAGGCATCTAGATTGTCTGTTATAGCTAAAACGCTAAAGTAGTCTCCAGCTTGTTGAGGCTGGACTGTGTTACCTAGGGGTTGCTTCTGCCACTCCATCAAAATGCATTCTTGTACTTTTTGAGGTGCTTTCAGAGATGTAAAGGTATCAATTGGTTTTTGATCTTCCCTATATGTGTATGTGTTCGTGCAACCAATAAGAAGAAGGGTAGGTAAAATTATAACAGCATGATTTTTCATAAGTTATTCCACTCAATCTTTTTTTATAAAGATTAAGGATAACCTGTAATTATGAAAATAGAATCTAATTTCCGTTCACTAATGTAATTTTTAGACATCGGCCTGAAAAGAAACCTGAGCGTTTGTTCAGGCCGAGAAATGATTTATAACTTCACTTGTCACATGTAGATTGTGAGAAGTTGTTTTTAGAAACCCATTTCCAGCCGAACGGATGCCCTGCATAGTACTGGGTTTGATTAGCTTGGGTCCTAACCCCGTAGATCTGAACTGTTGTATCTTGCCCTCCAATTTTAGCAGTCGCAGTGCATTGGACAGGCGGTAAGCTTTGACAGCCAGAGGTTATAAAAAGCACAGCCAACATTATGATTGCTCTCATCAGATATTCCTTTAATTTGCATCCATCACTTATATTTTCATTTCTAAACTATTTCAAATCAAAACTTAGATCATAACGATCAAATTTAATACCTTGATACATCCACAGCAAAAATTCTGTTCCTGAAATTTGAGTAGGTTATATTGCCAACGTCACCGCCTGGTGGTCCCTTATCTAATATTGAAGCAATTGCAGACTGATTTCCATCAAATAATGACCTTGCATAAAAAGTTGACTGAAATGGTCGTGGCTGGCTGCCTTGGCTAATAACACCGGTAATATACCCTGTCATGACAGGGCTTATGGCCCATCTTCCAGTAAACGTGGTTGAAATTTTATACCCTGAATTTTCATCACCCTCTGTTCCAATGTTCTGGACATTACTTAAGACCTTTGACTTGTTGTGTATTATACATCTGCGCGGATTTGAGTTATCAAAAATAGCTATACCAAAAGCAGGGGGTGTCTGGTATTGGTAGCCAAACGTATAAAGATTAATGACAGTTGATGTTGAGTTGCTCCCGTAAGATAAAACCCCCTGACCTTGAGTGTTCCTTGAATAAAATGCATACCCATCGGCACCAGTTACATCGTAGTAGAAAAGCCTGACGACACTGTCATTATCGTGAATTACCGATGAGCCTAATCCGCCAGACGGTACAGAGAAAGATTGTCGGCCTATCAAAGTCAGTGGCAGTGTTCCCTTGATGTAAAACGGATTTCCATACTCGTCATTAAGTGCTAACCCAAATTCCATGCTTATCTCCTGACAAAAAAAAGGAAGGTGCCTGCATAAGCTGGAACGGTGCCTGAAGAGTAATCAGTGTCACCAGCATCACTCAAATTCGCATTGTTACCGGATATAATGACCCTCCTTCTTCCTGAAGGAGAGGCCCCCATGTTTGCCTGAAATGTATAATCCAGCCTGTAACCTGAAGGCACAGAAAATGAAAACGAACCACTCTTCTGTCCATTTGCAACAACCATGGTTCCTGCTACAAGTATCCTGACTATTCCTGTGTTTGTGTCTCTTCCCTGAGGGTCCCAAGTACCGAATCCCCATTTAGCCATTAGAATCTCCCAGTGAGGCGACCAACCTGAACCAGCGAACCATCAGAAGACAAAACTGAAAGCCCGGTATTTTCAAGTTTGCACTGCCCTTCTCCAGCAACTGAGCCGTTCATTGAGAAAGTCCCGTTCTTATCAAGGTTCCAGCCAACAGAGCCTGCAACATAATTGTTAGACTGGATAAAATTTCCGATCATTGCGTTATTAATCCAGCCATCACCAATAAATGCCTGGCTGATTAGCACCTGTCCGTCTTTGATAACGAAGGGTGAATAAACGTTTTTACCGCTGCCGTTAATGACGACAAACTGATTAGCATTGACTGCGAAGCGTGTATCAACTGAACTTCCGTTGATGGTGACCGCAACAGATAAACCGGCATCATACTGCGTGCCGCCGTACTGCACTCCCGCCTTGAGCGTATAGATTGCAGAGCCGCCATTTGCGTCCGCATAAGCTGTCAGCTTTTGCTCTATAGCGGCCTGCTGCTTCGCAAAGTTTGCAGTAACGGTGGTGTTGAGATCGGCAACAGAACTCTGAGCATCGGCTGCGACCTTTTTGGCCTGGATGATGCCTGCCTTATTGTCGCCGTAGTTGGCCCACTGCTGTTCGACATCGTCATAATTAGCGAGAATGCTTTCGGCCAGGGCGTTCGGATCGGTAATGAGCGGTGTGAGTAACGCCTTGCCGTCATCAGACTGAAGGTATTCTTCAACCACGCTGCCTATCAGGTCATCGGCGTTGACGTTTGACATACCCGCCTTAAAGGCTGTCCAGTCACCGGTATTCCCGATTTTGTCCACCAGCCGTGCGCGATACCAGCGACGAACGCCAGCAGGCATAGGGCCGTGCTGATAGCTGACACCCGGATAAGGAACATAGGCAAGGAACTGAGGATTAAGGCCGTCTGCCGTAGTGGCAACCTGAATTTCGGTGTAAGCCGTATCGCCAGAACCGTCAGGAAAACTCCATGTGACATCGATAGCCCATACCACGTTGTCTGTGGCCATCAGGTTAACTGGCGTGCCGGGCTTACCGACTTTACCCTTCAGCGCTGTTGAATCTGCGTACCCCCAGGGTGATGACACCTCAGCAGCATTGACAGCTCTTACCCTGACATCGTAAACGCCCGTATAGATGCCGCGAATGCTGAAGCCCTGAGCGCTGGTCTGACTGACGTTAACCCAATCGCCTTTATCCTTACGCCACTGAGCTACATAACTGATCGCACCCTCAACCCTGTCCCATGTCGCCTGCATTGATGCCACAGACAAGCCTTGCTCAACGTAGCTGACTTCTTCCAGCTTAATGTTGGCCGGAGCCTTCAGAACGTTGATGGGAGTTACAGTGATGGGCGCTGGCTCAATGCGTACACCGTCATCAATGTAGCGGTACTTGTTCGGGTCATGCTGGACGCCCGCGACAGTAAACGTGCCATCGTCATTGCCTGAAATGGACGTAACGCGGAAGTACTGAATAGCCAGCTTGTCACTGTCAATTGCCCAGACGGCACCTGCAACAGGGTCCATTTTGAATGAGGTGGCTACCGTTACGGTTTTTTTGTCTGCACTCACGGCGGATATGGTGCGTGTCTGCGCCGTTCCGTCTGGTAGATTAACTACAAGCCTGTCGCCAGCGGCATAATCGATGGCGCGGTCCAGCCCGAAGCTGCGCCCGTTAACCGAACTCAGCCGCCCACCGTTTTGCCTGCCACTTCTGAACGGGTCGGCTACGCCGATAATTTCGGCAGGAACCGGAATATAACCATCCAGGCCAACGCCAAATGAAACAGTGCCGTCTTTGGCATTCGACAGAATTGCCCAGCGGCCACGGCGGTGAGCCTCGCTTTGCGAAGTACAACCAATCGCCGTCAGGCTCATTTCGCGCACACCATAGCGCTGAACCAGATCGGAATCGTAAACGCCTTCAACGGTATCCGAGTAGTGATTGATTGGGTCTGACCAGCTCACCTGACAGGATGAATACCGGTTCTTATAGCTGCCTCCTGCATAGGTAAACAGCCCGTCAATGACGTTTGATGCATGATAAACAAAATCCACATCAACGTTGCCGTTTGAATCGACCTGCGGCACGTCTGCATTGACGAAAATCTGGTTGTTTCCCCAGAAGGTAATACCACGAAATATAGCCGCAATATCCTTCAGAACGGTGTAAGCGTCCTGCTGACTCTGGATGAAAACGTTACAGGTAAATCGTGGTTCGTTACCGCCTGCACCGTTCGGCACTGGCTGATCGCAATACTGAGCGATGCTGTACAGCTCCCACTTATCAATCATGGAAGCATCGACACGCGTTCCCATGCCATAAATTTTATCCAGCACCAGATCATAAAACACCCATGCCGGATTGTTGGTGTAAGCGTACTTAAAATCACCCGACCAGGTGCCGTTATAGGTGCGGCTGATCGGGTCATAGGTTGTAGGAACGCGCACCAGTTTGCCTTTTGGCTTGCAGGTGACCTTGGGGGCCTTCCCGTTGAACTGGCTGGAGTCAACTTCAATGTAAAGCAGCGCGGTATTAGGGCAGCGCAGTTTGCTGTCAATGACTTCCGCAAATGAGAAAACGCGAAACGCATTAATCAGCTTTGATGAGGTAGAATCTGCCGTGATACGACGGACCCGGATTGACCAGCCGCTGTTGGCCCGAGGCAAATCAATGCGGTGATCGCGCTGATATTCGGATGTTGTTTTACCACTGAAACGGCCATCAACCACCTGAACCCAGCCGCCGCCATCAGTAGAAAGGTCAATGGCGTACTGTGTAACGGTGCCAACCATGTCGCCGTTGTCTTTATACTGATACTGAACGGGCAGACTCAGTTTGATTCGTATAGCGTCCAGAGACAGGTTGTTATACTGGCGTGTCCAGGGTAGTGACTGCGTTACAGTTACACCAACCGATAGCTCGTTATCGACCTCTGGCATACCAGAAATGTAGGTCTGATCCTGAGTACCTTTGCGCCAGTCCCAGATAACACCTGTGAAATTGTAGCTGCCGTCATTATTCGCAAGCTGCGTGTCATTTAGGTAAATCTGCTGTGCAGTCAAATCACCCTGAATTTCCCCTTCTGAGATTGCCAGCAGCATTTTAAGTTTCGCGACTGAAAGCAGATCATCAGCCTGCTCAACAGGAGTGTGCGCACTACCGCCGCCACCACCTTTGTTACCCTGGATAGTCACACCTTCGAGAAGCCGCATATTTCACCCATAAAAAAACCACCCGAAGGTGGCCTGTGGTAATAAAGACGTTTATTGCTGATCGCTGGTAAAGCTTCCGGCGCTGATTATCGCCCCGCCAATTTCACGCTCGCCGTAAAGAACGGGAACCGGATAGCCCATCGCCACTGTGTTGACTGGCGCACCGAATGCATAGTTAGGCTTGTTGTCAGTACTGGATGACGCGCCAACGTTAAATTTGGGCTGCGGCGTCAGCATCTGAACCACTCCGCCCAGCAACATGCTGATACCCAGGCTTGTCAGTGCGGTTGTGGCTAACCCTGCTGCCGTTGCAGTGCCCAGCGCCGCGCCGTATGCTGCGAGAGACGCACCCGCTGTGAAAAATGCGGCCACGATAGCCACAGCGCCAATGATAATTTGCAACGTGCCGCCGCGCTTAGAACCTTCGATGATGGGCTCCATTTCAAACTCAGCAGACGCAGAACACATATCAAACTCCTGAAGCGAGATATTGTCTTTGCCACTGAAGAACGCAAAACGGACGCCGTTAAGATGCGCGTTAGATACGTACTTTTTGAAGCCCGGCACCTGTGAACACATAGCGCGGATAAGCTCGCGCAGGTCTGCAACGTGGAAGCGGTGAACCCGCCCAAACTTCTTTGCCATGAGTCCTTTCAGACGCATTGTTTTAAGCATCAGCCAGCTCCTTTCGACGCACCACACGCACAGTGCGGTTACGCCAGTAGTCACCATAGGGAACGCGCGTGGAAAGATTGCCCGAATTATGGTGAAGCATGAGGTTATCACCGAGGTAAATAGCGGCGTGGTTAGTTACAGGGGCCTGAATACGCATCATGATCATGTCGCCCTCACGCATCTCACCGGGAGGGACCTCAGTAAAACCTTCAGCCTGCCAGTTTTCGTCATAACGGTTTTCTTTACCGTCCGCCCACCATTCGTAATCCACCGACCAGTTATTCAGCGTGATGCCATGTTCCTGACGGTAATAGTCCATAATCAGCGTCCAGCAGTCAGCAAAACCCAGTACCCACTGCCGCCCAATCAGCTCGCGTTCGCCGCGAGGGCTGATTGTGCAGAAATCGCCGTCCGGCCAGGACATGATCCCCCACTCAACGCCGGAATAGTCACACTGCACCCGGTCACGTTCAGACGGAATGAGCTGGGGTACATCGGGGTGTGAATGGATGACCATCAGTACTGTGCCCTGCTTTTCCGCCTCCCGCTTTTCTTCGGGAGAAATCGTAAAATGCTCGGTTGGATTGTCTGACATATTTTTGCAGGGAATATAGATTTGAGCCCTGCCCGCCTGAACCACCAGCCCACAGGCTTCTTTCGGATACTGAGCGGCCACATGAGCTGTGATTGCCGCCATAATTTTTTTACGCATTGCTATTTCCCCTGAAGGTTAGCAGCAGGGAAACCCCCGAAAGGTAGCGGCTCGTTATCCCCAAAACGCGCCTTACAGTCTGCCAGGCGACCGCCGCACACGTCCTTTGACGGGTCAGAAGTCGGTGAGCCGTCTTTGGCAAAATAGCGATTACCGGCATAATCACAGCCGGTTCCCGTCCGGTACCAGCCACGCATGCACCATGTGCAGACGGGCGTTATCTGACGCGAGGGCAACTGCAGGCTCTGAATGTCGAACGGTGAACACAGCTCAAAATCCACCTGAACGCGGGTTTCTGCTGTCTTTGCGTTAACATAAAAAAGCTGAAGGCGCTCTTCCTGCGGATTGGCACTGGCGTTGCCTGCCGTCCAGTTAGCCGCATCCAGATACTTGACCATCGTGGTATGTATTTTGACTTTGGCTTTTACCAGGTCATCAAACTGCAGGCAAAGTGCGGTGACATAATTACCCACGTTCCCGACAGAAAGTTTTGGTGTTGGCTGCGTCCCTGAGCTGGTCATTTCAACGCCACTCAGCTCGTAAGGGTGCGGATCGTACTCATTTCCCTGCCAGATAATTGAAGGCAGGTTTTCAGCCGCAAAGGATTTCCACCCGTCTGACGCAATGTTGTAGGCGTGAAAGCGAAGCACGGTATCCAGCCCAAAATCGGTGCCGTCAATTTCAATCAACTGCACCAGACTGCCAGGCTCAAGCGTCTGTACATCCTGATTAAAGCTCATTTTTCACCCATAAAAAAAGGACGCCGTAGCGTCCTGTTATATCGTGACATGTCACGGAGCAAATGCCTGTTCAAAGGTGAAAGTGATCTCCACAAAATCACCGTTGATGAATTTGGGATTGATTGAATCAGCCTTAACCCTGAACAGCTTTTTTTCACCCCATGGATTGGTCCACCAGAATGAACTGGCAACGTGTGCTTTAAGAAAGGCCCTCAGCTCAGCTATGACGGCCTTCCTGCCGTTACAGGTCAGCGACCAGGTTTCAGATTCATCATTGATACCGCGACCGGACACCTGCTTATAACCGTCCCCAAACTGCGCAGTATTTGTTGAGACGTTAACCTGCTCACTGGCCTGCAGCCTGACTTCCCATATAAAAGTGTCTGTCGCCATTGTTACTGCCGCCCGTTGTAGAGAACCCCGCCAGGAGTCATTTGTGATTTAGCCCAATCATTAACTTCTTTGCGGATTATTCCCTGTAGCTGTTTTGCGGCTGACGCAGTTTTTTCAGACCCTGCGTCACCAGTGTCAGACGATCCGCTGATATGAACAACCGTATCGCCAATATTGATTACCGGAGTACCACCACCAGAACGCGCCGCGCCGGACACTACAGGCCGCTCTGTGGGTGCAGTAACCAGACCGCCGTCAGCATAGCCACGCATCATGTCGTAAAGGTTTGAAACGCCAATACGCTCAGTTGCCTCTTTGGTGAAAACGAATTCACCTTTATGAACCACACCCGCCGGATCATGCTTGCCACCAACGCCCGTGAAACCGCCACTGTCATATCCCTGATAACTGGTACTCATGCCCATCGCGCCGGTACTGCCCGCCGATGCCGCTACACCGGACCCGACTGCACCTATAGCGGAACCACCGAAGCTCATGAAGGATGACAGCACTGTTTTGGTGAGCAGCGCCTGAGCGGTCATTTCAACCAGGCTTTTAATGACGCTCTGCGCCAGCGACGCAAACAGGTTTGAAATGCTCTCCTTAAAAGACTGTGTGCCGGTAAGCAACCCTGTCAGGGAGTTGGTCACTCTCTCCGACGCTGCTTCCGCCAGGCTCACAATCCCTTTATTCAGCGCGCTTTGCCCTGCATAAAGATTAAGAGCAGCCTGATACTGCGCATCAGCTGAATCCCTTGAGGATTTCTGCATCAGCGCTTCATAGGTTTCCTTATTGAGTTTGCCGTTGGCGTAATAGGCATCGTAAAGGCTCTGCTGCTGCACAAGCTGATTCTGGAGCTGCGCGACCGGGTCAACTTCACCCGCTATGTTCAGTTTCGGTGCTACCGTACGGCTGGCCTGTGCCTGAATAAGCTTTTGGGCAGAGTCATTTGCAAGCGTAATACGGGCTGACTGATACTCCTGCTCAGTCATCAGACGTGCCGCATAAAGCTGTTTAAGGTCGCGGCTTGCCTCTGACTCCTGACGCATAACCGCCTTAGCCGGAGAATACTGCTCAGCCAGTTCCTGACGCTGCTGTTGATAGTTTGCCGCATTGAGCGTCATCACCCGCTGAACTTCAGCCTGACTCACACCAGAGGCTTTAGCCTCCTTCAGGATTTTTTCCTGCGATACCTTTTCCTGAAGGTTGATTTTTTCCAGGCTGGAAGCGTGCGCCTGCTCTATCTCATTGCGCAGCGACTGGAACTGTTTAAGCGCCTGCGCGGCCTTTTTGTCAGCCTTCGCCGGGTCCTCTCCACCCCAGGGGGATTCGACTTTACCCGCGTCAGCCGCTGCGGCTGTCGCCGCCTGAATATCGCTTTGAAGGGCTTTCGCCCGGTCAGCAACGCCTGTTTTAACCAGGAAGCGGGCGTTAGTCGCGTTAGTGATGTTGTCTCTGGCTGTTGATGCCGCTGAGTCAAGGTCTTCGAGTTGCCCCTTTAGCTGGCGCTTTTCTTTTTCAAGAGTCTCAGCAGAGGGGAAAAGAAATCCAAGCGTTGAACCTTCACGGCTTTTAGCCAGGCTGATCCGCGTATCGCTGTAACGTGACAGCTCATCTTTCACTTTTTCACGCTGTGTGTTGATGTTGTTCAACTGCTCGGTGTAATCGTCTAATTTTACAGACAATTTCACATCTGAGAGCTGCATCAACGCTGCTGTGGTCTCAACTACCGCGCCTTTCAGATCAAGAGCTGACTGCCTTGCCTGTTTAGCCTGCTCATGGAAATAAAGCACAGCAGAACCGGCCAGCATGGCCGCACCTACGGGGCCACCAATAAGGGAGAGTGCGCCACGCGCCAGCCCTGAAGCAACCGATGCCGCCCGCGCACTGATCGAAAGCTGTGAATTGGCAACGGCCAGCCGTTCGGTAGCTGCTGCTTCAGCAATTCTTGATTCTCTGATTGTGCGGCTGAGAGCAACCTGCTCTTTCTGATACCCGACATTGATGCCCGCTGCCGCGTTTGCTGCAGATCGGGTACCAAGATAACGGGCCTCTTCCTGAGCCTGTGAACGTGTAGCCTGTGCTGCTGCAATGGTCTGCTTAGCAATTTCGGCCTGCTGTAATGCGTTTTTCCTGACGGCCAGTTCGTTAGCGGTCCACGATGTGACGCTTTCCCTGAGTCCGGCTGTCAGTTTTGTAGACAGGACCGGAATCAGCGTATAGAGCGCGACTGAGGCAACCGCATTGAAGTTATCAGCCAGGGCGTTAACGGATTCCGTAATGCTCTGAACACCGGAGCGCAGCGGACCATTACCAGACTGACCGACCTTGATGATTAAACCTTCAAAGGCACTCGTCAGACCCATCAGATCGCCGTTCAGGTTATTAACCCTGACAGCGGCCTGCTCGTGGGCAGTCTGCGTGCCGGTAAGCGATTTGGTCAGATCGTCAAGCTTGCTGCGGTTGCTGGTAAGAATGGAAGCGGCGTTGATGTTCTCTACGCCAAACAGCTTAACGGCCTGCGCCGTAGAGAGGTTTTTGCCTGCCAGATTCTCCAGCGCTTTGCTCAGCCCGACAACAGAGGGCTTGAGCGTCTTATCTGTACCTTTTTCAAGGTTCAGGATGATGTTACGCAGCGCGGTACCCGCTTCACCGCCTTTAATTTCACGCGAGGCCAGCACCTGAATAGCGGCATTGAGCGTTTCAAATCCGATACCGGCCTGCGCTGCGGCCACACCACCATTTTTAATCGCGGCGGCGGTGTCGTTGATTTCAGACGCACCAAATTTAGCACCTGCGGCCAGCACGTTGATGTAACGGTCTGCCTGCTCAGCGCCCGCACCGAACTGGTTAAGTGACAGCGCCAGCGTGCGCGTTGCATCAGGCAGCGTACTGCCGCCAGCCTGAGCCAGGAGAAGTGCGCTGTTGGTGGCCTTTTGCAGTCCGTCAGCCGTTTCAAGCAGTTCCGGCTTAGCCGAAGCCATCAGCTTCAGTGCTTCAACCGCCTGACTGGCACTGTACTCTGTGGTGCGCCCCATCTGCTGCGCGGCCTGATCGAGAGCGCGGAGCTTGTCACCTGTTGCGCCGGTAATAGATGAAAGGTCAGACAGTGCCTGCGAGTACTGCCGCGAGGTCTGGATAATCGCACCCAACGAAAAACCCACGCCAGCCAGCCCGGCGATGCGACCAGCAAGGCCGCTTACCGTGGAGGTTACACGCTTATAGGCCTCTTCAGTCTTTTTGGCATCATCCTGCGCCTGTCGGTTGAACTGACGTGACTGTTTGTTAGCATCACCATACGCACCGATAAGCTGCGTTTTGAAGTTGGCCGCATTGAGGTGAAGCCCTACGGCAAGGGAAGCGACATCAGCCATTACATTAACGCCCTCATGACAGCATCACACTGCTGACTGACGTCAGGCGCAGTTACGTTACCTGCAGGGTGATGCGGGGTTGCTACAGAAGAAGTGTTTTCAGGGCCAGGCTGTTTCAGAATTCCCTGTTGAAGGAAGTAAGCCCGCCAGTGGTTCAGAACGTCACAGGGCAGCGCCGCTATGACGGAGGGGTCAGGTTCGCCCCACCTGTCAGCCAGCCAGAAAATAAGCTGGAGCCACGGCGAGCCCGTTAGTTTTTTTCCGCTTCTTCCAGCTTGCCGATAGCGTGCGTTTTGACGCGACCAATCGCTTCCAAAATGGCAGGATTATCATGCGAATCAATCAACTCAGCCGCCGTTGGCAGCAGCTCAGCAGGGATAGCTGAACCGTCAGCATTCACCAGGCTGTCAATGACAAGCTGAACGCTCATCTCTGAAATAGCACGGACATTTCCGCCTTCCTGCACCTTATCAAGCGCCTCTTCATAGCTGATAAGCTCGCCCGCGGTACGACGGCGGATATAAACAGGTGTACCGAACATTTCAGTTTTTACGGCGGTGTTCTTTGGCTGCAATAACAGTGATTTGAGCTTTGAAATATCGAAATTATCTGACATCAGATTTTACCTGCTGAGTAATTAAAGCCGCCATTACAGCGGCGCTGTTAATGAATTAAGAGCCGGAAGCAACGCCCCACTGGATGTTGTTTTGCTTGCCCTGAACGGTGATCTGAATTACTTCACTGGCAGGGGCGGTGATTTCATTCATCTGCCATCCAGACAGTGCCAGAACCATGTTGGCGGTGCGACCGTTTGGCAGTTCCACGTAGAACTGCACCGTCTGACGGTTTTGCGCAGCGTTAAGGAAGGCCGCAAAATCGGTGTTAGACGGGTCGTCCACAAAGCCGAGTGACTTTTCAGGCCCTTCAGGCAGGTCAGAAATAAACTGTTTGCTCGTATCAATGAGCGTGGTGCAGTCAACGAAGCCGCCCGTCTGGCCCGTTGCGCCGAGCGCTTTACAGTTAATCAGCGGTTTCATCGCGGAAACCGCTGCGCCAGCCGCGCCCCACATGACAACGGTGCCAGCAGGCAGCATCGCGTATTCTGGCGAGGTTTTATTGTCAGCCATGATTTATCTCTCTGTTGAAGTGGTAGCGGCTGCTACCCGTTGTTTTGAATGCGGTCCCGTATTTCAACCGCGAGGATTCTGAGGACGCGGGATTTGTTGTAATCCAACGCCGGACGGATAAAGGGGGAAGGTACCTGTTTCACTGTGCCGAACTCCTGAGCCAGCGCTTTAATGAAGTGCTGCTTACTGGGTCCGACACGAAGCACGACGACTGCATTGCCTTTGGTGCGGGTTGTAGAACGGATTTTGATTGAGTCACGCATGTGCGGGCCCTTTGCGGACTCGTCGTAACCTGCGTGCTCTTTCATGTCCTGCTCAACGATTTCAAGTGCAGCGCGGCCAGCGTCACGCAAAACTTTTGTACCGGCTTTTTCACCCAGGGCGATAAGCTGACGTTCAAGCTCATCAAGCCCTGTAACCTGCATAATCAGCACATTCACACCTCACTGAAATAGATGATGAAATCTCTGCTCAGGCGGTACTGAACTGCGTTATTAGGCAGCGTGAATTTATCCTGTCGCAGAGAACTGCGCTCAACGTACTGAACCGGATAACCGCCAATATCACCGTGCCTGATGCCCTTCCATATCTGCCAGAGTTGATTGTCCAGCGCCAGAAGGCCCGTATAGTCAGAGACTTTGACAAAGGAAATCTGGAATCGCCCCGCCACCAGCGACGTCCTGACGAGACCGTTTTCAATCTCGGGGTCAGAAATGCGCTGATAAGTAATCCCTTCCTGCTCAGTATCAGGAATCATTAAGGGGTAAACCTGCAGTTCGGACAGCGCCTGAAGGGCTTTGTAAATACCTGACTCAATCATGACGCACATCCCTTTCAGCAGTGATGACGGCACGATCACGCCTGCTGCGATCAACGGCCCTGATGGTATAAACCTCATTCCCCCAGCTTATTTTCCAGTCCGTCTGAACATCCATACGCGGGCGGATAGTGAACTGCCATGTCTCAACAATCTGTTGCTGATCCAGGCTGCGTATTTTGCGGTTTGAAATGTTTTCAGCTTTAGCCCAGATAAAGGGAGAACTGATAACAATCTGACCCGGCAATACCTCACCAAGCTTCCCGCGTTCTGATTCAGTGCGCTGTACCCTGATGCGTTTATCAAGCTCGCCAGCAGCCAGGGCTGTCATAGACCATAAACCTTGTAAGGCTGAAGAAGCGCATCAACGGCCAGAGGCATTTCACTGGTTTTTTGTTCACTGACCGCTTCGCGGTTTGCATACCAGTGACCAACCAGAAGCAATATGACCAGACGGATGTCATCATCAAGCAGCAGGCGATCATCGTCGGTATCAAACCCCGCATCAGCGTTGGTTTCATAAAGGTTTCGGCGCGTCCATTTTTCAATGTGTCGCTTTGCCGCACCAACGTAGATGGTTAACAACGAATCTTCGCTGGTGTCGTCAGCATCTATACGGCAATGCTCCCTGACGGTATCGATAGAAACAATCATGGCTGAATCCGTTAAAAAGCGGCCCGGAGGCCGCGTTGATATCAGCTACCTGAACCGCTCAGGCTACCCCAGACAAACGCTTCAGGACGATACACCGCCAGAGCAAGGCGCTCCTCGCAACGGATGGTGATCATGTTTTTCTCAAAGTCGTCCTGGTTTTCGCTGGAAACCACTACGTTCGCGTCTTCACGATCAAAGAGCTGCGCACCTGCATTAAAGGCACCTGTCAGGAACTTGCCCAGGAATTGCGCGGCCTCGGTCGCCACAACTGGCAGACCCCACAACGTTGGCGAGGTAAGCTGAGCCGGGTTAGCCAGGATGTAGCGGCCCAGATCGTCTTTGCTCAGCTCAATGCCAGCCCAGTCGGTAAAGTGCAGGACGTGACCGGTTGCCGGGAAGCGGGCAAGCTGCGCCTGAAGCATGGCAAGACGCAGAACGTCGATGCTGGTCTGTTTTTTCACGGCAAAGGCCTGTTTGAAAGTCACCGCCTGCGGGATGATGCCTTTCAGGTGTGCGCCTGTACCGTCACCGAACAGAATTTCCTGTTCTTCGACATACTGAAGGCCGTAGCGCATTTCAGCATCCACAGTTGACTGAAGCTGTGCAAAGTCGTCCAGAATCTGCTTTGACGCCTTAAACATATGCGCAATGGTGCGAACCGGCGTGGTTTCTTCAGCAAATTTGATATCGCTGTAGGGCTTGGTGGTGTTTTCCGGCACTACGGCCGCGTTATTCGTGAATCCGGTCTGTTTCACGTAATAAATGGTGTTGGACTGCGTGCGGCCCGGCGCAATCAGGTCGCGGATGAACAGTCGCTGTTTCGGTGCGGTATCGATACCTGGCAGACGCTGTGGCGCCACAATCTGGCCCGGTACGTCAACGGTTGTCAGCGCAGCTTTTACCGGAACCGAAATGCGCTTGCTGCCTTCCAGGCTGGAGCGAATATCCTTCATGGCCTCAGCAGATACAAACTGCTGTCCCACGGACTGGATCACTTCTTTAGCTGCGTTAAGCGGCATACTGGCTACGTGCTGTTCCAGTTCGCCTACAGAAGATTTCAGGGTTTTAAACGCATCATTGAGCGCATTATGCTCAAGTGCGATTTTATCCACAGCAGCTTTGGTTTCGGTAGAAAGCTGACCTGAGTTTTTCGCTTCATTCAGTGCACTTTCGGCTTTCTGGCTGAATTCAGCAGACACTTTTTCCAGCTTGTTTGAGACTTTCGTCAACAGATCGTTTACATCAGACATGCTTTTTCCTTATTCGCCGAGCGAAGCCAGCGCGTTTTTGAGTGAGTTAAGTGCTTCAGGGTGGATTTCATCGACAGCGCCCGGCTTGTCGTTCTCTTCGGTGGCAGCGCCCGGCTTGCCACCTAAAGCCTTGAGGTGCTTCCGGCGCTCAGAGCGGGGCATCCCGCCCTTAGCCAGAAAAGCATCAATTTTTCTCAGCGCGGCGGCGGGGCTTTCGTCGTCGCTGGTAATTTCATCGGCTGACAGCAGTGAATCAGCAAAACCTTTATCAATAGCATCGCTGCCGGAAATAAAGGATTCGTTATCCATCAGGGTTTGTACTTCGCTCAGCTTCAGCCCGGAGCGGGCGGCGTAAATATCTGCCATTGCCTTATCAAAAGGCTCAAGCGAGTCCGCATAAGCGCGAAAGTCGTTGCGGTTTCCGGCTGCAATCGTCCAGCAGTTGTGGATCATCAGGAACGCACCTCGCCCCATCTGAATCTCATCACCAGCCATTGCGATTATTGACGCCGCTGAGGCCGCAATGCCCAGCACCTTGACAGTGACCTTGCCTTCATAGGCGACAAGAAGGTTATAGATAGCCAGCCCTTCCCACATGTCACCGCCTGGAGAGTTGATGTTAACCGTCACATCACCGCCGCCAATGCTTCTCAGCGCACCGGAAATCCGGCTGGCCGTAACGCCATCGCCAAACCAGTCCTCGCCAATGGTGTCCAGAATGGAGATCGTGTTATCACCAGACTGGCCCGCTGCACGAATGCCACCGTCCCACCGTTCAAAGGCTGCTGTGGGAAGCTCTGTATTCTGACGTGCAAAAGGACGCCCCTCCGGTGCAACCGGAAGCGTTTTAATCGTCATCTGGGGTTCTCCTAAGCCGCTTTTTTAAGCGGTGACTGTTCCGGTGGAATATCCGGGAAGAGGAAAGCGTGAAGCTTCATCAGGTTACTGGCCTGAACACCAGCGTTGTTTTCACGTAACTGATCCAGCGGTGTGAGGTTAAGCTGCACGGTGTAGATATCGCCACCCTCAATCGGTGGAAGATTTTCCAGACGGCGCACATCGTTACGCGACATCCAGCCGTTCTGTAGCGCGGTGGTGTAGTACGCCGAGCGGCCTGCCGTGTCTGCCCGGAGCAACCCTTCAACAGAGAATTCAGCAAACACATCGTCGCTGCCGTCGAGCAGACAGCGTGATATCTCCTGCTCAATGTTGACCAGCAGCGGGCGAAGCGTGTTGGTCAGGAACAGCAGGTTCATCCCCTCAACGCTTGAAGCCCAGCTACTCTGCTTGGTGGTATGCCCGACCATGAAAGGTGGCACGCGGAACCATCGACAGATTTCTTCTATACTGAAAGAGCGCGACTCCAGCATCTGAGCAGCTTCAGGATTGATGGTTACGCCCTGATATTTCATTCCGGCTTCAAGCACCATCACCTTTCCGGCGTTTTTCGAACCGATGAATCGCTCTAAATAACCTCTAAGCCTTTCACGCTGTTTATCGTCCAGGGCGGCATCTGAAGAAAGGAAGCCGGAACTCTGCAATCCGTTTTCAAATATTTTTGCTGCCGCTTCTTCTACCGACATCGCTGCGCCGATCACATCCCGTCCGGTCATCATTGGCATCAGCCCGCAAACGCCGTCCAGGCCAAACCCACGGATATGCATAATGTTCTGAACCGCTATTTCGCGCTGCGTCTTTACTTCGGTGTAGGTGTACTGAAGACTCCCGTTGTCCAGGCGCTTAACCACCATGTTCTGCGGAAGAAGCGGCACCAGCGACACCAGTTTTTTACCAATCATCTTTTTCTCAATGAAAGCGTTGCCGCGCAAACATATCGACGCAACGACTGATAGCATGAATCGCGATGGTGTCATTTCAAGGTTTGGGCGGCGGCACAACACCTGATATACGGGGTTATCCAGAGCCAGAACGCGCGATCCGTCAGGCTGACGCTGATAAACCTTAAGCGGAAGCGTGGAAACTGACTCGCTCAGCAGGCGGGTGCATGCCCAGACTGCTGACAGGCGCATTGCTTTATCTGCGGAAACCGTTTTTCCGCTGCTGCTTTTACCCCACCATTCCTCCCAGAACGTGCCGGTAGTCAGGCTGATGGGCACACCCAGCCAGTTCAGGAGCGCACTTTTAACGCGCCCCGGATGCCTGTTTTTTTTCATCAGAAACCTACCATGATCGGGTTATCAAAGAAGCCCGTTAAGTCGGGTTTGTCTTCCCCACCGTTCAGTATGAGGCGGCTAAGTCCTGTAAACATGGCTACCGGACCGTCTATCTTCGCCTCCGGCGTGGACTTGTTGGGGAAAATATTCTCGTTTCTGTCAGGCTTTACGGTGACGTTACTCATCATCCAGTTCATAACCGGGTGATTGTCATGATGAATTTTTCCGGCAAAGGTCATGGCCTCGGTTTCTTTCATCGCTTCTGACAGGTTTTTTACCGTCTGTGCGACCTCAACCATTGGCACTCCTTCATCACGCATCGCGAGGCTGAACTGAACGGCTCCCCATGGGTCAAAACCTACCTCACGAAGATTTTCGCCGCTTAGCCAGGCAATCAGGTCTTCTTTAATAACGGCGTGATCCACAACGTCACCATCGGTTAACGTCAATGCACCGGTTTCGCTCCAGTCCCGGTAAAGCTCTGCCATCTGACGAGAACAACGCTCCAGCCGCCCTTCAGGAAGCCAGAATTTAAAGTCGGCATGAACGTGACCGCCTGGCGCACGCCAGATTTTCACTGCGGCACAGATATCAATCTTGTTGGCAAGGTCAACACCCACCCAAAGCGGGTAGGTTTTAAGCTCATGCTCAGGAGCCAGTGGCGGGCAGGCCTCCCACTTCATCATGTCAATCCACGCGGATTCAGCCGTGACCCATATATTGAGGTGCTTTGTCAGAAAGTTATTTCGTGCAGAAACCTGCTCTCTGGCTTTTTTTGCCAGGCGACGCATATCGTCCCAGCGTTTGCACACCCCCAGACCCGGATTGGCCTTCTGCCATACCGACTCATCAAAGGGATCGTCTTCATCATCCAGCGTATAAATGATGGCAAAGAAAGAATCATCCTCAACGATACCGTTAAGCACCTTGGTGGCGTAGTCGCGGGTGTCGTAACAGATGCCCTCTTTATTAAATCCGGCTGTCGTGATGGCAAACAAAAGTGGCTGTGAGCGTGCGCCGGTTGCCGTTTCAAGCACATCCCATACCGCACGGGTGCGGTGTGCGTGAAGCTCATCCACGATTGCGCAGTGAATATTCAGGCCGTCGAGATTATTGGCATCGCTGGAAAGTGGCTCAAATTTGGACGCTGTGCGCTCCTGAAAAATCGCCATCTTGTTAAATTCCATCAACCTGCCCAGGGCGGCTTTTGACTGCTTGATCATGTTAACTGCATCGTTAAACACGATTCGGGCCTGATCGCGAGTCGTGGCCGCCGAATAAACCTCTGCGCCACCCTCTCCGTCAGCACCAGCCATATAAAGCCCAATGCCGGAAGAAACTGTAGATTTGGCATTTTTACGCGCTACCTCGTTGTAAGCTGTACGGTAGCGCCTGACCATAACCGGCCGGTTTTTTTCATTAATAACCGGCTTTCCCGTCTGTTCGTTGATTAATGGAATTACGAAGCCAAAAATATTTATCAGAATAAAGATGTGCCAGTCCATCAGGTCAATGGGCTTACCAGCCAGATCGCCTTTGACGTGAGGCACAAATTTATAAAAGTTGAGAATATGCTGCGCACGGCTCTCACTGAAAAAGATATTGCGCTGCTCACCGTCTTTCAGGTCATTGAGGAAACGGGTGCAGGCCTGCTTTACGTATTTTCCGGCAACAATTTCCCCCGCCACAACCCTTTCGGCGTAGCGTATTCCGTCACTGACCTTTGCCATTATTCTCTCGCTTTAAGAAATTCGTCGAACGGGTCAACCTCTCCGGTACCGCCCGTATTCACTTTGCTGCGTGATGCGGGTGTCATACCGAATTCCGACATCATGCCCCTGAGCCGTTTCCACGCATCAGCCATCATGGCAACGCGGGGGTGAGCTTTTATCAGCGTGTCGCCCGTCTGTGTTTTGGTGGTGTACGTCTCGCCTTCTTCATCGAGATAATCACGATGTGTGCGCCATTCAATATAAGCCCCGATCAGAAGTTCCAGCGCCATGCCATCCAGCTTGGTAATTACGCCCATGCAGTCGAGTTCGTCACCCAGCCGCTTGAACCAGTACTTTTCCTGCTTGCTGAAATGCTTCGGAGTTGTGGGTACCCCAGAGGGCGGTTTAGGCTCGTTCTTGTTGACGGCCCGTTTCGAAGGGTTACCCCTCACCAATTGCAGATGGGTAGGGGTTTTCGGCGGTCCTGGCATAATCGAAAACTCCTATCAATCGATGCTTGGGGGAACCCATAAAAAAGTTTTCTAACCTGCGGCGATGCGGAAAAAGGTTAGGCGGCGGTCCTTAAAGGCGAGGGGGGTGAACTTTCGACCCGCCCTCCCCCTGACAAATGATAATGGCTCTCATTTGAGGCGAGATAGTTACATTTGAAACCACTTTAATGATATTGATTCTCATTTAAGCCTTTCTTTTGCGGTTTTGCTGCGGTGGCAGGGCCAGCACAGGGCCTCAAGGTTGGTGTCATCATCGGTACCCCCATGTGCTTTGGGTACGATGTGGTCAACGGTCTTGGCTGCTGTTGGCCTTCCGCTTCTCAGGCAGTTCTGGCAGAGATGCCGATCACGCTGCAGGACGCGGGCCCTTATCGCATCCCACTTGCTGCCATAGCCGCGCTCATGCCTGCTCTGCCCCTGCTGATGCTGCTCCCAACCATGATTGCGGTGAGCTTCACAGTAACCTGAGCGGTCAGTTGTGGTCTTAGCACAGCCGTGCTTCCTGCATGCTCTTGGGATCAATGCTGGCATCAAGCCTCCACGCCCTGCGGCGCTGTGTGCGTTGCTCATTGTCCGGGTGCCGCTCAACGGTGCTCGAGTCTGCATGGTCAACAAGTGAATAGCATGGATAGATAACGTCGGCGCCATAGGCATCACCAACGGCGTAGTCTGCTGGCTTTGCGCTGTCCCACCTTGTAAGAACATCACTGATACGATGTTGCGGTATGCTGTAACAGACGCCGTGTATCAGCCTGCTCATGATTATGTAGTCTGTCTGCCGCTGGTCGCTTTCAATAAGCTTTGTTGCCACCTCAAGCTGATACTGTGGTGGCCTGCCGGTGCCTAAATAGAAAGACAGCAAATCATCAGGGAATCGGTCAAGCCAGGCTGCCACCTTTTCGGTGAAGCCATCTACCAGCAGTGCATCGTCTTCCAGTATCACTACACGGCAATCCTGCTGGCTGGCCCACTCGATAGCGCGGCGGTGATTGGCATTGGCACCACCATCTTTATCATCGAGCAGGAAGTGAGCATTGAGCGCGCGCTTGAGATTCATCACTGCTTCTAATCGTGAGTGATGCGCCACAATGGCGAACTTTATTTGTGCTTCCACAAGGCAAACTCCTTACCAAGACCGTCAGACTTAAACACGGTATGGATACGCGGGCCTGTCACCAGACGGTCACGGTAACGATGAGCGACTATGCCGAAAGCGATCATATCGCCAACTGACGATGCTGGCTGCTCTTTGCCCCAGAAGCGCAACGATTCGATGTGGTAATAAAGCCGGACAATGCCATGCGCTATTGCCATCACATCATCGCGAGCACCACCCAACAGGCCAGCGTTTAACATCACATCATTTCGATGATCATTGATGAACGCCTGACAAAGAGCTTCGGGATGATTCTGCTTAGCCCATGTGTCAGCGTAAGTCTTGGGCTCAGAGCCAACGTAAATGTTGCCCTCTTCCATTTCCTGCCACGGCTGCTGAAGCATTTCCACATCAGTACCATCGGTACACCAGACAAAGTGGTATTCAGGATGATCGCGTAAGTGTTGCCAGATATGCAGCCAGCGACGGAAGTAGACATTCATCTTCACATCCGGCACACGAAATAACTCGGCATCAGCCGGAACAGTCTCCAACTCATCAGCCAGGACGATGCGTCCACAACCACTGAGCGATGCCGCCCACTTAGCCAGCAGGTCATGTGAAGGTGTTATCTTTGTTCCGCGCTGTGGGTCCGGCTGGCTGGTCAGTAACGTTGTGATGACCACATTGCGCTTGTCTCGGTACTCAGCATATCCGGTATAGCCACTGTTACGGCGCTCATTGTGAGTTGTCACATTGCGCTTAACCTGTGCTTCACGGTCTGGCTTTGGTACGGAACGCTCAACGGCCTGATGCTCATCAAGCGAGTAAATAAGTTTTTCAGAACCTACAACGTCAGCGAACGCCCATGACGTGAGCCCGGCATTGTGAATGCGCAACGCCAAATCTGAATGCTCATACATGCCGCGCTGATAGATGGGATCGAAACCGCCAACTTTCTCAATCACGCTGAGATGGTAGTAAAGCATCACGCCGCGCTGGCCCGTATAGGCAACGTGCTTATCGTCACGGTACAACACGGCTATGTCGTTGAGCTTCTGGCCTGTGGCAAAATCCTGAAACTGATATGCCAAATGCGGTTCGGGTGAATCTATGTAAGGCTTTTCCCATCCACCAGCTACAGGCCACGCGTCATCATCCCAAAGGAAAAGATGTTCACAGCCTGCATCAATCAGCGTCTGTAAGCTGGCGTTCTTTGATGCCACGATTCCGCGTGAAACGTCACGGCGAATAACTCTGACTCCAGCTGGAACAGTTACCGGAACGTTTGATCCGTCATCTATCACAACCACCAGCGCACCAGCAGGGAGGAACTTAAGCTGATGATCAAGCGCGCGGGATAAAACGTCATGGCGGTTATGTGTGCTGATGGCTATACCGATTTTTGATGCCCGTTCAGTCACTGGTGCATAGGCAATGCCATCAATCACAACTTCCATGATCAAGATTACCTTATAAACAGAAACATAGATTTACTTCGTTTAAAAACTGCTTAATTATGCTAATGATTCATTAACATAATTAAGGAGAATCTTATGAGCTATACACAGGCTGAAAAGCTTCAAATATTACTTCTATGCGATATCCATGAAGCTTTGGGAATTCAGAATAGCTATGACACGAGCCTCATTAAAGAAGCTGTCCAAACTAACAATATTTGGGCTCTTGAATGGGAGTATCAATCATTAGCGACTGATGATGATGATCCAGACGAAGTAAGGCACGTTTGCGATGTTCTGGATATGTATGACATTCTCAAATTTACATATGACAATCTCTCTCCAGTAGAGCAAGCGCAATTAGCGAATGATGTACCTCATTTTAATCCTGCTCACTCTCTAACATTTCCGGGTTTTGATGGAAACAATGAGGGAAGATTGATGAGCGTGGCCCACATGCTTGCCAAGATGGGAAGATTTAACAGGCAAGATATCACCAAAAATTCTCACCATCCTACCTATGCTACCTCTGAAAGAATGCTTGCAGTTTTCTTACCAGAGAGACCAAATTTCCATCATCAGCGAGGGTTAACGTTTGAAGCCTTAAAAAATACACTTCTCGCCAGATATAACCCTTAAGCATCTCCGATATCTGCCCGGCTCAAGTCGGGCAATCAGTTTCGCAACGCTTCACAGCGTGGCTAACCGTTATCCCTTGTCGGAGGATTCTTTAGCAGTCAGCATCTGGCCGGGCTACTGCACGACAGGCCCACATACAGGCTTCCTGCATCTTTGTTCGGGCAATTGACAGGCAGCGACCTGCTTCATTCGCTTCCACAGAATGATTTCCTGTCATCTGCAATTCGTCCTGAACCCATGATTTCTGCGCTTCAAGCAAAGTGCAAAAATCACGACTTGCCTGTTTTAGGTGGTTCATGTCGTCGATGTCTTTGGGCCCAAGCGTGCGATAGCCTTTCACTGTAGTGCCGTCTTGCGGTTTTGCTTCACTCATGATTTTTTACCTTGGTGAGATGATCATCATCAGACGCACTCGCAAATGCGCCTTGTGATAATTACTAAAGTCGATGTTCATAATGAGAGATGGTCTTTCCGTTCTCATTCATGACGTAAGCAATCTCACCTTCTTTCAGGTAGACGCTACCATCCATGCCAGACACGGCAATGCTTTGTTGCAACGGATTAAACCCAACACTACGTCCAGTGTGGATTTCCTCACCGCCGCCCGGAGACATAACCTTAACTGTTAACATGCTTCTTCTCCTGCTTCTATGGGATAAAAAAGGGCCGCCGATGGCGACCCTCAAAGGTTATTGATTTAGGCTCATGTTGTATGGCATGGCCGACTACAGTAGTAACATCCATTAGACCGAGAATAAGTTTTCTTAGCCTCTCTCACTGCTGGTGAGCAGCTCTCGAAAATTCCAAGGTATAGCCTATTACTTTCCTCAGGCAATCTGTCACAACTGCTCACGTGCACTTCATGATCACCATTTGCTTGCGCATTTTTGTTCACATAATAGTAGTGGCCCATTTATATATCCCATGAGGTATGCTGAGAATTCAGCCTGCTCATAGTAACGCCACCATAATTTCCGCTGTGTTTATTCTTAAGATAATTTGATCATTATCACTTCTTAAATGGCATGAGTGCCTGCTTTTTAACTCAGCAATCTGAGTCTGGGTGTGCTACAGCACGGCACGCTGCCATACAGGCACGCTGCATATCTTTGTGTGCTTCTCGCAACCACTCATGAGCTTCCCAGCATTCTGGCGAGTTCTTCAGGCTTGGGTCAGTACCCATATCCATACCATGCTGTTGCAATAGAGCAATAAACTGGCGGCTCAGTTCTTTAAACTGATTCATCTTGCCAACTTCACCATGCGATAAAGTGCGGCAACCATTAATTGTGTTGACTTCCTGCGGTTTAGCCTCGCTCATTTTTTCACCTGTAATGATTGGAATCCGGGACGTCAACATCAAATTTTCCTTAATGGTATAATCCCTGTTGTCAATGTTGACGAAACCACTGGGACTCAAAAATGAAATTTCATAAAGACAAGTTAACTCACGTTCTATCTACTCTGGCAGATGCTTTTCCTGGAGCGATTTCTGACTGGGCTAAGCTCAAAGGAGAAGTTGGTGAGCCTGTAGAACTGACTGGATATTTAGTTTATCTAAAGGATCATGGCTATCTTGCAGGTGAAATGAGTTTTACACCTCTTAGCGCTCACCCATGGAAGTTTGATTTAAATACTATTCGCATTACAGCTAGCGGTTTAGATTATCTGGAAGAGCTCAAGACTCCTGAAGCTCAAAACGCTTCCGGTTCGGGATGGATATTAAGAACACGTCGCAAATGATTCGATACGATAAACCATGTAATTCATAACGGTTTACTAGTCTGACTGAATCTTTTTTATGGCTGCTCGGTCAATGTTGCACTGTCCGAGCAGTCCATATAGCACTGCATTGAGGCTTACGCTGTCACCGAAAGTCATCATTTCTGGCGGCGCTGGCGCTTCAATCGGGCTGGTCAGTTCAGCGGGTAGTGGTACCTTTGGTTGACTGATTGTCCGGTACTCCACTTGCGGCTTTTGCTGCACTCCGCAACCTGTCAGCAGCATCAGCGGGAACAGGAGCAACAGCGCACTTATCCGCTGCAAGATATTGCTTGATTTCATTCTGTAGTTTCCGGTTCTGCTGAGCTGTTACGGCGCGTTGTTCGGTGACCTGCCCCATTACTTCATTCTGGTGCTTAACGGCTGTCACAAGCTCGTTAACGCTGGTAGCCAGGCCGTCATTCTTGGAACGCAGATCGTTAATCTGCTCGTCTTTGCTGTTTGCCAGCTTCTCAAGGCGCTGATTGGTTGCCTCAAGCTGTGAGCTACGGGCATTCAGCATCCAGAGCGCCAGGCAAATCAGGCCAATGACGAAGATGTGTGAATAGTTTTTGATGAACGTGAAAGCGGCCATACGACCTCCTGCTGTCAGACGAGGTCGAGCGCCCGAATAAATACATCGTATTCGTATGGCTGCGTGCCGTTCTCGTGCTTGATGATTGCCTGCAAAAGCGGGAACAGCTTACTGCTGTCTGTCAGGTCGATGGGCTTATCAGCATCAGTACCTGTGGCCTGCGCCACACTGCGGATATAAGCCTGAGTGTCATTTTCATTCGGCGGTGCCCAGCGCTTGATGATGCCCGTAATAGTTTTCAGGACGTATTTGCTCTGGTAGTTGCGAAGAATGATGATCATCGCCCGAATGCCAAATTCTGGCGCTTTAAACTGACAGAATGATTTATCGGTGCGCTGGCCTTCAGGCACCAGACCTTTCCACTCATCACCCCAGCGGATATTGCCGGGATTGTTATTGCGTATGCCGCGTGAATTATTGCTGCCCGTCATTAGGTTCCCCTGATTTTCTGTCTATCCACCCGCGCAGTCTGGCGCTGATGTAGTCATTGCCGACATACCCGATGTAAACCGCAAATACCTGTGCGGCTGCGTCAGGAATGGTCCAGTTGAAGAGTGCGCCGGCTACCTGAAGAGTTGGCGCAGCGAAGAATGCCAGCGCACTACAGGAAACAGCGTCGAGAACCCGCTTACTCCACGGGCTTTTTGCATAGGCACTGCGTAATAGTGAAAACATGCCTGCTACCCCGGCATATCCCCATTCTGTTTTGTGGGCATACAGCCACAGCAGCACTGTGGCCCAAAAGCCCGGGTCTTTTTCTGGAGGCATGCGCTTAGTTCCCGCCACCGGAATGATGGCGGCTTGTCGTTGAGGAAAAGATTGCGCATCGCCACGGCGTCAAAGGGTAAGTGGTTGCTGATTGGCGAGCGCAAAAACGAAAAAAGGCCGCACGATGGCGACCTCTTGGATTTTGATCGGACACAAAAAAAGCTCACATATGTGAGCTTAAGTGTTTCCGAACTGTTTATTTTATCTAACCAATCCTATATGTTGGTATTGGATTTTCCCTGTGTTCGCTACTTAGCATCTCCAACTTCAGATATCTTCGCAGGATGGTGAAGTTGGGGACTTTTTTTCTAGACAGAGCCTCGAATCTTCACTTAAGAGCCATCAAGGAATCATTCAGTAAAACTAATGCTTTACACCAACCAGAACAACTAACCTTAAGTGCAATTAAAACTATACTAAAGTATAGATTTTAAGGTTAAGTCATTCCTTTTTAACAAGTTAAAAACGTATTCTTACGTAAATCCATTCATCATAAATCCCTGACGCATTCCGCGATAGTTTCTTTGCCCGTCGGCAACAGGGTTAATCTTGCTGTGAATATCACAATATGAAAGGCGCTACAGGTTTGCAGTCCTGGACAGAACGGATAAACCGTCTGCACTCAGTGCCTTTGGTATTGTGTGGAAATGAAAAAACCCCGCCAGTTGGCGAGGTTTCTAATTTAAGAAGCTATGCGTTGTTACCACTCTTAACAGATTACATAGAGAAATTCGTAACGAAAAGCAGATTAAGCGGTTTTTTGAAAAATAGTTTTCTGAGTCGCTTCATCCATCTCAAGCCGGGCATCTGTCATCAGTATGCAGGCATCAATAAACGTCTCAGCGATCATCAGCTTTTGGCGCACTTTACCCTCTGAGCATTTAAGCCAGCGGGCAATTGTTGATTTGGAAACGTCATAACGGTAGTGCGCCATAATCAAATCCAGTTCATCCAGGCGACCAACCTTTTTAAGCATCCCAACAGCGGTATCAATAATCATGCCGTCATTGTCGCAGCACGAAGGACGGCTACTGGTGCTCTTAGGCAGCAGTGTAATAAACATCGGGCTGGTCGGGTTCCAGCTAACCTGAGTGCCTTCGCTTGCAGCCCATCCGCCCCAACGCTCTAAAACCAGTTGAATGTCACGCATATTAAATCTCCTCCACACACTTATTTTTTATCTGTCCCAATGACGCCAACTGCAATAGCGTGATCAAGAAACCGGAATAACAGTTCAATCTGACTGCCGTAATTCGACTCAAAAAGTTTTGGGTCGCGGTGTAACTCGTCGTGATGCGCCCTGCAAAGCGGTATCACGAATAAATCATGTGCCTTTGTTCCCATACCTCCCTGACCGTGTCCGATGATGTGATGCGGATCATCTGCCTGATTAGCGCAGCATGCGCATTTCTGCGCCTTAACCCACTGTGTGTATTTTTGGCTCTCCCAGCGCTTACGCTTAGGACGTCTCATGAATGACTCTGGGGATTCAGGGTCAGCGACGAGATTGATTATCTTCTTGACCTGCTCAGCGGCCTGCTGAATGACCTGTTGAGGCTGGCGCTCTGGTGCGATGTGCGATTCCTTTAGCTCACCTGAGACGATGCTTACTGGCATGCGCAAAACACGCCGTGCTGGTGCTTCAGGTATCAGGTCGATAAGGTCATTCAATGATGCCCACCAGCAAAGCTCTGGCAGGGTAAGCTGATGTTCACCATGCAAACCAAGCTGGCTGCAAACCATCCTGATTATCCACAGCGCTGTGTTTCCCTTAGCAATGTTGTCCAGCTTGCCGGGTGTGCCATGCTCCCTGAACTGATTATCGTGGCTGTAACACAATGACACCAGGCCGGATTCAGTTTCGTGAAGAGTGTATTCATGGTGATGCCATGTTGCATCGTCGTGCCACTGGCAGCAGCAAAAGCCACGAACAAACCCAGCCAGGCCATTAGGTCCACCAGCGGCAGCTATAACGCGATCATGACTGAAGAACGGGATAAGCGATGGCTCATCAAGTAGCGGCTGTGTGCCGTCATTGATCCTTCCTGATGGAAGGTCAGCCATATCCGGTGTAGGCGTGCTCACCAGAACGCGGCCACGAAACATCCCCATCAGGTCTGAGCCAGGCTTGAGCAGCACTATCCCTGTGCGCGGAGCAACCTCAGCCGTTAGCAGTGCTCTCACTCATCACCCCTTTCCGCTTTGTGAGCTGTCCACAACCCGCCAATCCACTGAACGCCTTTGGCAGTGAAGCGTGACTGACTGAAGGCATAATTTGAATCGGTAGTGGTGCCCGTTCTGACTTCAAAACGACCGGCTTCGATGTGCTGGCTATAGGGGGTCATGACACCATTGAGTCGGTACATGATCCGGCTATCAAGCAGGAACAGACGAAGCTCTGGCTCTTTGGCCTCAAGAAGTTTTGCTACCTGGCGGAATGTCATTGAACCAGTAGCCGTGACGTAACGATCCACGAAAGCGACCTTTGGCGCGGCTTCGGTAAGCTGTAGCTGCAGGCGCTCCTTCTCCTCTTCCATTTCGGCGGCCAGGCGGAGTGCCTCAGCAAAGGTCTGCGGGATTTTAGCTGGCTGGCTTTGCTCTAACTCATGCAGCCGCTTAATCACTTTCATGCGAAGAATGGCACTGTAACCGGTGATGAGGCATTCGGTATGCTCACGGTCGAGGTGATACTCAGTCTGCTGGCGGTTCATGGTATCAAAATAGATACGCTGAAATTTCAGCGCATCTTCCCCCAGGTCATCCAGCATACGGCGAATATCGACAGTAACATTCTTGTGTTCTTTGCCTGTAAGGTCGGCAATCTCACGGCTGGTCATGATTGGGGCTTGAATGGCACTAACTACAGGCGCATTAGCGCCCGCTGATTGATTTAGCATTTTGAACTCTCCACACACTTTACACGCATCATTTTTAAACGGCCCCGCCCCATCACCTGCAAGTGAACGGGACCAACCTTTACCAGAGGCATCTGCAACATATCCCCGGTATTTGCACTATAACCGCTATTCAAATTCATTTCCCACCAAAGTTGAACGGGCTGATTGTCACCTCTGCTTTTCCCTGCTTAACCTGATCTCCCCACTCTACAGTGAATCTCTTAATCTGCCTGTCATCCACCCATACGCCAGCATGCGTAAGGCTGTCGAACAGCGCTTTCTGGTAGTTGTCCAGGTCGCGATTGCGCTTGTCTGGCGGGTACAGCAACACGGTAACTTCAACGTTCACTGTAATGGGCTGAGGGCGGCGCTTGAGCTGCGCAAGGATGGCTGCGATTGCGTTGGATCGAAAAGAGCGCCCGGAGGCGCTAATTTTCATACCCGTATTCGTAGCCCGCCAGTAACCGTTTACGCTTGGTGGAAATGGCAGGGTTAATTTCATGCGTCCACCTGCTGCCAGGTCAATAAGGGCTTGCCAAAAACATTCTTGGCAAGTTGCGGAACAACATTGCGTGGCGCACCATTGCTGATCGCTATTGTTTTTAACAAGTCTTCTTCGAAGTTAAGATCAGGGCCGCTTTCAAGATAATTGATACGGCCCGCTTCAGCTTCTTGATAGTCAATATCTCTTGCCTGCTTCAGCTTCTTACGTTCAATGTCGTTGAGCAAATAGACTCTCTCAAAGCTCATGCCACCCTCCCCGCGATCAGTTGCACACTGCTGTCACACTGGTTACCCCAGCAATCCCAGCCCTCAGCGGCGGTACGCGCGAATAATTCAATTCGTGACACGTCACCGTAAAGCTGCTCAAGGCGGTTTCTGACCTCCCACGGCTTAGCGCTGTGCTCGCCCAGACATGAATACACAACCTGCTTTACTGATGCGCTGGCACGTTCAAGCCCTGCTCCGCGAGTGGCAATCAGCACGTCTTCGGTGTTGCTGCGGGTATGGTTGCCGCCGTTCATGCGCGTCTCAGAGTTGAGCATGTCCAACAAGTCACTAAAGTCATGGATGGACTGATCCACCAGCGCCCGATTAAAACGTTGCTCGGCGAGTTGATTTAGCTTCACCCAGGTAAAGCCCTTCATCGTCCGAACGCGGAAACCCCATGCCTCAGCAAGCTCTCTGGCCTCCTGGTTATGGGTACCGGTGTACCACATAGCAAGCACCGCGTTTTCTTCCGAAAGCGCCCACACGGGCAGGCGCTTAAGATCGGTCATTGTCATGGTGCTGTAGTGATTCTTTGCTGCACCATTGCTGATTTTGTTGCCGTATTCCCACGGCGGATCGGCGTAAATGAGTTGGTAGGGCATTATTCGCCCTCCCGGATATGCTCACGCGCTTCGCCGTCTTTTGGCTCAGGCCACTTGCGGGCTTTGTTGACGCTCAACTTAAGCTCCATTGCAGCGTTAAGCTCTTCATCGGTGATACCAGCGCGGCGCTGTGCGTCCCATAGTAAAAACTGGAGGTCTGCCCACTCTGAGAGATCATCAACAGCCTCAGCGGCTTCCAGCGCTTCTTTGGACAGGTGCTTCAAAGGTCCAACGGGACCAACAGCCCCGAAAGTCTCTTCTGACCATGCGGCATGTTCTTTGCGCAATTTTTCACGCAATTGTGCCGGATTAGCTATGGCCGCTGAGCGGGTCAGTTTCTTTTTTCCGCTGGCCTTGGCCTTCTCCAGTTGGGTTTTCGCTACGGTTCCGGCCTTGACGCCATGCTCACGGACCATCGCAACGGCTGTCGTCGCACCAACTTCACCGTTTTTAACCATGCCGATCAGCTCATCACCCGCGGTTAACAGGGTAAGATGGTGATCAACGTCAGCCACTGACCGCTTAACTTTTTTCGCGATTTCAGCAGGCTCCCACCCCTGATTGCGCAGGCGCTGATACGCTGCAGCACGTTCCAACGGCTCAAGCGCACGACCCTGACTGCTTGTTACCATGAAGGCGATGCGGTCAGCTTCACTGCCTACGAAGTCTTTGCACTCAAGGCGCAGCTCGTGACCAGCTTCCTGAGCCAGCTTCGCGCCGAAGTAACGGTGATGCCCGTCGATAACCTTGATGCCATGCTCAGTAACCTGAACGGCAAGCGGCGGGACATGCTCACCAGCGATAAACGCATCACGGAATTCTTCAACGTGGGTCTGGTCAATCTCGCGGACGTTGTAACCAGGCTCGACGTAAAGCTCATCCACGCTCAGCAAGTAGGTTTTGCGGGTAGTGATGTTGGTGCCTTTTTCGTCTTTGCCTTTATAAACCTGAGATAAGTTAGTCATACTGTGTGTAACTCCATAACCAGAGAGATAATCAGTAACAGGATGATCACCAGCACTTCCGGCAATGACCTGTAGAAATATTCGTGTTCTTCAAAGTGGCGCTTAAGGGCTGGTTTCATCGGTAAACCTCCCACTGCCAGTAATCGCTGACTTTCCCACTGTTGATGCCGCTATAGCTGCTGCAGCGTATAGCACCTCTGGCAGCGCACTTATCGCTCCTGACTTTTGCAACCTGCCGGTTGTGTTCGAAGGTGGCTTTCATCATGGCGTTCAACCAGTTATGGCTTGCGCGAAGCCACAGGCCCTTGCTCTCAAGATCAGTCGCTTTCTGAACGGCTTTGAGATAGTCATCGTTCTCTTCAGGCCGGGGCGCGGTGTTTACCGTAAACAGCCACTTCTGATTGCGAATCAGGATGAGCTGCTCGCACATCTGAAAAACGGCATCGCGGGCTGTTGCGTACTTAATGCCTGTCTTTTCGCTGATGCGCTTCATGCTCATCCCACCGTGAGTGCGGAGGCATTCAAGAATAATTTCGGCGTTGTCCATGAATCCCCCTTAAGCGCCACGGAAGCCATGTGGAACATGTTTATCGACCGGTGGGATGGCTGCGATATCACGCTGACTGTCGCGTTTTCTCGCGTTCCATTCTGAGCGTGGCGGCCTGCCATGCTTATCCCATTTCTTGGCCGACTGAAGGTAGCCAGGCAGATTGCCGGGGATGAAAAGCGTTTTAGGACGCATATACTGGTAATCAGTAGTGCCTTCCCAGTGCACGTGCTTGTAATCAATCACCAGGAGTAATTCTTCGGTGGTAAAGCCCTCAGAAATTCTCGCCCTGATATGACCCATCGACGACTGAGCCTCGGTGTGCTTTGCGCCACTGACCTTGTTGAGGTGCCATAAAACCTCACGAGAGCGCTGAAGAACTAATCTTGCATCGTCTGGTTGCGGCGCAACCTGACAAGAACTCTCTGTTGTAATCTCTGTAGTATTCTCTGTTGTATTCTCTGTAAGATCGGGACAATTTGACCCGATGGATGGGGACAACTTGACCGTATCCATAGGGACAGATTGTCCTTTTCGATCAGGACAAGTTGTCTCACTCGATAGGGACAAATTGTCCCTATCGGAAAGCAAAGGGCTTGCGTAGTTAATTGCGTAATAATTTGTCTGGTCGTGTTGCTTTTTTTTGAGCCGATCAACATAAATCAGACCCATATTCTTCAATGAAGAAACCGTTCTTTGTATAGTCTTCCCAGTCCACCATGGGAACTGCTCATTCCAAGCATCAATACTGTTATAAACCCAACGTTTCCCGTCATATTCGACGCCAGATGTGGTGTCTTCCAGCCAGTAGCAAATCTGTTGAAGCACTATGGCTTCATTGAGGCCAATGCGGCTGGCAAGCTCAGGGCTCACCACAAGCGGCTTGACCTTAAGCAGTAAACTCATGGTGATACCTTCCTGAACTTCTGACTGAACAACACACGCGGCAGCATGCAATCATGGGGATAATCAGGGCGGCGGAAGATCACACGGTGATTAACCGTATCAACGCCGACAGTTGTGACTGAAACTCCACGCGGATCGGTGTAGCGCTCAACCCATGGCTTAATGATTTCAGTTTCCATGATTCACCCCTGCATCTGCGGGACGACGATAAAACTCTGCCCAGGCTGATTCGACTACCAGACGCGGCACGCACTGGTAGTTGTGGGCCTTATCCGATGAGGATATGATTTGCTCATAGACAGGAACGCCAGCCTGATAACGGCAGCGGAATTGCCCTGACAACGGTTTCTGATTTACAATGCTCATGCGATGAGTCTCCACACACGTTGATTTACTCGCACCGAACGCCCTAGGCTGCAACCCGGGGCGTTCACCTTTTCTGACCCCTGCTAAATCTGTTTTCATTTCAAATGTCCTGCGCTTCGAACTGCATTCCGGCAACATCAGCCTTCCTCCCGCTTGATACGAACATGTCCACAGCGTGATCCGCCGTACCAGCGCTAAACAGTGCGATGAGGCCAAAGAAACCGTGTACCTGATGACTGATTTTCTTACGGAACAGTGCTGACAGGGTTTTGCTTTCGTGATGGTCGATGACGCCATCTGCCATAGCTGCAAGCTGTGCTGTTGCTAACTCACCCTCAGCGGCTTTCGCTTTCAGTTGGGTATCGAACAAATCAACCTTGTCCATTTCACCAGCTGCCTTGATGTCCACCAGCAGCATTCCATGACGAACTGCCATGAACTCCGCTACGCAATGGGTACCAGTCAGTACTTCCATTTTCATCAGCTCATCCAGGGTGAAAAAGCGACTGCCGCACTTCTTGTAGAGATGGTTGTGGAACTGATCGATACTCATGCCTAAATCAGCAGCCATGCCTAAGCGACCGTGCTTATGTGCCTTACACATCTGGCGAACTGCTTGGTTGATCGTGTCTACCATTTTGTTTTTCCTTGGGTAGTTATGTTTTTTTGGGTTTGGTTTTAAGCTGACTTTCGGCCAGGTAAACCATCTTTGGCATTTGGGTAAATATCTGGTCGAAGTTGATGAGGTGTCACAGCCCACCCGCCCCATTCGCATAATGGAATCACGCGCTCAGGCGGGACTCGGTTTTTAGATACCCAATTGGCAACTGATTGAACAGAGCTGAAACCAAATCGCCTGGAAACTTCAGACATTGACCCCACTGACTTAACAGCTTTCTCGCTGATATTTTTGAAGCTTTGACGCATGACTCATTCCTCAATGATGGGTTGAATTTGATACTACTTAAAGTAGTAATAATATGCAACTTAAAATAGAAATGACAACTATGTTTTGTGCGCTTAATCTTCCACTTATGGTGGAAGAAGCTAAATACAAAGACTTTGCCGTGAGGCTTAACAAGTCGCTCCAGACCTTGTCGCTCGGAGTCAAAGAACTATCAGAATTCAGTGGCGTCTCTTATGAGATGGCGCGTCGTTACACTCTGGGCACAGCTAAGCCGAGGGATGAAAAAATGCTTAAGATTGCCGAGAAGTTGTCAGTCTCGCCTGCCTATCTCGATTACGGAGTGATTGATGGCTTTGATAAGCCAGAGAAAGGCACGGTCAGGATCAAGCAGTTTGATGTTCACGCTTCTGCTGGACACGGCTATATAAATCAACCTTTTCCGACAGTGATAAGCTCAATAGAAATTCCCGATGAGCGTGTCTATGAGCTTTTTGGTCGTAAAACATTAGATGGCATTGAGCTTATCAACGTTGATGGCGATAGCATGATGCCTACCCTTAGCCCCAGAGATTTACTCTTCATTGACAGAAGCATTGATCACTTTAACGGTGATGGGGTTTATGTTTTTAACTTTGAAGATTCGACATTTGTTAAGCGACTTCAAAAAGTTAAAGGGAGAAGGCTTGCGGTTCTATCAGACAATGAAAACTATCCCCCGTTTTTCATTGAAGAAAATGAAATGTCTGAGCTTTTCATTTTCGGAAAGCTTATCAGGTGCTTACCTTTGAAAATGCTTGATTTCGGCTAGAATTCAATACAAGCAGACCGGCGAAAGCCGGTTTTTTTTCGCCCTAAATTCATACACATAATGAAATGCCCTTTAAAACAGTCTCATTTTCTACTTTTTGTTGTTGCATTTATCTACTTAAAGTAGCTATATTCTACACATCGGTTCCGCGTAGTTAGCTGAAAAGATGACGTGATGTTGTTGCTGTGAATCCAGGAAAGAGAGTTTGTTGTACTTGGCGGTTACTCCGGGGCTTTCATCCCATAAGGAGAGCGAAGGTAATGTTCACCCGGTTTAACCGCACTTTTTTGCACAACGATGAGAGCATTTGGCGGGCGCATAAGGCCGTGCCACAGAGGCGCTGAGTGTTCTCTTCGTTGTGATGAATCTGGATATTTAACCAGCCTCCACATCAGCCCGCCAAAGGCTCAAAACTTCTGGCAGACGTTCAACTGTGAAAACGGTGAGATGCCAGCACTCTCGACGGCGTTGACGGTGGGAAGTAGACCACAGACGGCAGGGAAAGTACCGCAAGCCCAGACGATATCTGAGTGGCTTAAAAAACAGATGGGAGCCGGTGGAAGCCCGGCACTAATTCGACTTAGCTGCCTGGCTGGCAATCCTACTGCCGTTAACACAGCTTTCCATGCATGAGAGGCTAACTGCATGGCGCGGACTCGACGCGTAGTACAGGTGTAACCCGCAACACGAAGTTCGAGTGACGTCCGTCTGGTAAGTGGCTAAGGCCTGCAACTGGATGAAATGCCAAGGGTGACAGCCGGAGAGACGGCACACAACGGAAAGAGCGTGGGCGTGAAAAACTGAATTCTCCGACTGCTGAAGTAACCAATCCCGATGGTGGCAGGCAAAGTATGGTGGAGGCGGACCGCTCTTTTTCCGTTGTGACATGTCACAACAACCTTCAAGTGTGGAGGCGGGCTCTGGGTTGTTGCAGTAACCCAGCAGCCAATTAACTAAATCCCAAAAGTTTTATTGCCATCTACGGCAAGGGATTAGTGCAACCAAAAATCGTGTGTGGAGTATTCATGGAAAAGTCAGACGACCCTATCACCGTTGGCCGTATCACCCTGCCCTATAGCCATCTGCTCAATGGCTGGCTGATGACTGACGGTACCGTTATCAAAAATCCTATCAGGGCGCAGAACGAAGCTGAGCGCCTTAACTGCAACATCGTTTTTCACTGAGGGCCACCAGCATGTTATCGAATAAATCTAACAAAGAGCTTGTTGAAGCCGGCCATCAGTTCGCTAAAGCGCTTGATGCTGATATGCCTCTTACTGAAATCGCAAAGCTTGTCTCTGCCCTTTCTACTCGTCTGGATTGCGCCATCGTCCGTGGTGATGAGCTTGCTGTTAGCTGGAATATGGTCGGCGAATCTGGCGAACCAGACCTGCCAGTTGGTGAAAGCAAATCATATTGGGTTTGCTATCGCAGTAATGGCGACCAGAAGTTACGGGTTTCTCAAGCTGTTTGGTTCAATCAGCAAAATCCTGAATGTTTGGATGAAGACGATGATGGAGATTGTGAGCTTTACACGCCAGATGGTGACCCCTACTGGCCTGTAGGGTGGCACGAGGCTTACTGCCATGAAGATTTCTCGACCTATTACCTCGGTTGGGATTGCGGCCAGATTCTTGCTTACGCTGAACTGAAATTGCCTCAGATTCCTGTGCAACTACTCTCCGGCACCCATGACACTGCGGATAAGGAGGGTTGATATGGTTATGCCAGGCCAAACAATTGTCGTCTGGTTTTCATGCGGCGCTGCCAGTGCGGTAGCGGCAAAGAAAACTATAGAGAAATACAGCGGCATAGCCACTATACGCGTCGTCAATAATCCAGTGGCAGAAGAACACCCCGATAATGCCCGGTTCCTGCATGATATACAGCAGTGGCTTGGTGTTGAGATAGAAACTTCTACGCATAAGAAATTTCCAACCTGCTCGGCAGTTGACGTGTGGCAGAAAGAAAGGTTCATGTCTGGCCCTGCTGGGGCTTCATGCACGAAGTTCCTCAAAAAAGGAGCCCGTCTTGAGTGGGAAAAAGAGAATCATCACGACTGGATGGTCCTCGGATTCACGGCTGAGGAAAAGCGTCGCAGTGATAATTTCATTCGCGGCGAGCGGGCAAACCTTTTGCCAGTTCTGATTGATGAAGGGATAACAAAACAGGATTGCATCGGCCTTATTTCTAAGGCGGGGATAAAAATCCCTGAGATGTACCTGCTTGGGTACCCGAATAACAACTGTATCGGTTGTGTAAAAGCCACTTCGCCAACCTACTGGAATCATGTCCGTGTTCAGCATCCTGATATTTTCAGGCAGCGCTGTGAACAGTCCAGAGAAATTGGTGCACGCCTGGCGCGCTATAAAGGCGAACGCATATTTCTTGATGAGCTACCGGCTAACGCCAAAGGCGCACCGCTGAAGTCCATGGATTTTGACTGCGGCATATTTTGCGAGGAGAAGGTATGAAAACTAATTCCCCCAGTCCAGTTGATGGTGATGTGCAGGAATTAATTTCTGAAGCGGAAGCAATCATTGAGTTATTCGAGTCTGCTGGCTGCCTTAAACAAGTAGCCTATAGGTTGGCTAAAGTTGCGCTGGCATCTCTAAAGGCAATGAATAATCCGGTTGGCTGGACTGACGCACAGGAATTGCGTGACGTTGAAAAGGATGGGTGCGGCTATCTCTTTACCGCCAACCCGATCACGCCAAACGCAGACGAGCGCCGCGTAATTATGCTTTACACCACCCCGCCCGATCAGCTTTTGCGCCCGGTGGAGTTGCCGGAAAGCCAGCGGCTGTGCAACGGATACTATTTCGACATGAACGATGTTTTCGAGGCGCTGGAAGAGGCGGGCATACCGTTTAAGGTGAAGTCATGATTAAGTTGCCAGACGCAAAAGAGACAAAGTTTGTTTATCACGGCGGAAATGGGGCTTTTGATTGCGGTTACGAATCTGGATGGAACGCTGCAATCGCCGAAGTCCAGCGCCTTAACGCCACCGCACAGCCTGTAAGCGATGGCTTGTATCGTATCGCCAATCACATAGCTAGAGCCAAAAACTCGTTGCCGCAGGAGTGGCAGGATTGGGCCGAAGAGATTGAGTCAGATTTGCGCAAGCTGTCAACAGCGAAGGGAGGTCAGGATGGCTAAAGTGATTAATCGCCAAGCCATGATGATTGAGCTGCCTGAGTTCACGCAATCGCCACGTAAAATCGATATTGGTGACGATAGATATTCAAAGCCAAAAAACAAGATAACCAAAGCGCAGCGTGCCGAGCTGCGCCTTAAATTCGGTGGCAAGTGTGCATATTGCGGCTGCGAGCTGCCCGAAAAGGGATGGCATGCAGATCACGTTGAGCCTATCAGGAGGGATTTTGATGTCGTCTACTCTCGCGCTCATGGTGCTCACATATCCAGAAGCAACGGGAAGGCACTAAATCCAGAGTTGCACGCTATGGAAAACCTTTTTCCGGCTTGCGCACCCTGCAATCTGTTCAAAGCCACGTGGAGTCTTGAGGGGATGCGGAAGGAAATAACCCGTCAGGTAGAGAGAGCGCGAGCATACAGCGTCAATTTCCGCACAGCAGAGAGGTACGGGTTGGTTGAGGTAGTTGAGAAGCCGGTAGTGTTTTGGTTCGAAACCTATGAGGGTGAGAACGATGCCTAAATCCCCCGCCGAACGCAAAGCAGAGCAGCGAGCCAGACAGGCCGCTGCAGGTGTCAGAAAGCTGGAGATTGTTCTCGATGAGCAGGAACTGGCGATGCTGGAGAAGAACTGCACCGCTCGCCGTCCAGGGCGTGAGCCTTACGAAATGGCAGAGTATATCGCTCTGCTTATTCGCCAGGACGATGCGCGAGTACGTAGCCGGATCAAGTCGATGAGTAAGCGCCAGTGCGGTAAATGTGGTGATTGCCTGCCTGTGCAGGATTGCCCACTGAAAGAAGAGTCAGCCTGTTGGGTTCGCCTGGGTTGGCATGAAACCAAATTAGCACTGTGATGTATTACGAATAATTTCCTGTTGCAGAGGAGTGAAGTGAAATGAAAATTAAATTGCAATATTTCAATCTTGTGACATCCGGAGGCGTGTAGTGGACGAACTAACTGATACGCAGCGCCGTACACATGATTTTATCCGCTACTACATTCGTGAGAATGGCATGTCTCCTACCATTGCAGAGATCGCAAACGGTATGGGCTGGAAATCCTCAAACGCAGTGCATCAACATCTGACAGCACTTGAGAATAAAGGATACCTGAGCATTAAACGCGGTTCGTGGCGCGGCATAAGGTTACCGGCCGCAAACTATGAGCATGATAGCGTGGCCCTCGATACCGCCACTCGCATCATGGAAATTATGTGCACGGCGGCACTGAATAAAGACCACTGGCCCGACGTAAGGATCAAGGCGGCAATTCAGGTTGAAGTGATTCATGCATTGAAGAGCAGAGGTGACTCATGAAGATTGAAATGATATCAGAAAAGAAGATCATGGAAACGCTGGGCATCTCTTCACGGCAAACAATGGCGAAATACATTAAGAAATACAATTTCCCTCAGCCTGTTACTGTTTATCCAAAGCAGTTTTTACAGGAAGAGGTTGAGAAGTGGATTCTAAATGGCGGAGTCAACCAGAAAGTTTCCTGA